TCCTGATGTGGTCACAAACATCGAGTTCGGCGTGGGGCTCGCGTCTAATCGAGACTCGCAACCACTACCAACCGCGGTTGCTGAGACGTTCGTTACGGATTTCCTCGCGCTGCTGGCGTCGCAATTCAAGCCGCCGCGGCTTCTCGATGTCGATCAGGTAACGAGCGCCGTCGTTAGTTCTCCGAACGGACTGAGGGCGATCGCAGGGAACGACCCGAGCGGAACGCCAGCAAAGCAGATCTTCGATACCATCGTCTCAGGCCTTGGCCCGGGCTATTCGTGGGGCTACAACCAAAACGGGCTGATCGTTGTTTTCACCCGTGGCCTTTTGTCGATCGCACCGGGCACGCTTCCGCAGATCGTTAGGCCTCGAACCGGACTGCTAAGCTTCGCCGAGGAGGACAACGGATCGATCACGTTCGACGCGCTAGCTAATCCAGACATAGCGCCAGGCTGCATCGTTTCGATCATCGACAGATTCGACAAGCCGGTAGGGCAGCCCGTGATGCGGGTGGAGTCGGCCACCTTTACCGGCGACACGCGCAGCGGTAGCCTCATGTCGGCCGTTGCCAGGCCGCTAAGTGTGATCTAATGGGACGCGAACAAAGAACCGGAGTCTACGACCTGCGAGAGAATCCATCTCTCGCCGATCTATTGTCCGCAGTCGATCGCTATCTGCGGGTCACTATCCGCACGTCGACCGTCGTTCGAATCGCGCCATCGCAGCCCCAGCCGCTAGGGTATGACCCGCTAACGCAGCTTTGTTCCGTGCTTGTTCAACAGCTCACGGTCACGAATAATCCAGACGTGCCGCAAGGACCAGCGGCCACGGTTACGCAGCCGCCCGTGTTGCTGGTAAATGTGCCGGTAGCATGGCCACGGACGAGCGCGGGTTACCTGACTTTCCCGCTGACGATCGGCGATAGCGGCGAGCTGATCGTGCAGGATCGAAGCTTGGCCGAGTGGCGCAAGAAGGGCTACCCGGTCGACCCGATCGACAACTGGACGCACAACAGAGGCGACGGCGTATTCCACCCAGGGCTACACAGCGACCTGGACCCGATCGATCCCGGCATCGGAACAGATCCAACGGCGACGGTCCTAGATGGGCCACCGCTCGCGGGGATCAAGCTCGGGCGGCAGGCAGTTGAGCCGATCCTGAAAGGTGCAACCACAGCCGCAGCGATGGCGGCCTATACATCGGCGGTCGACGTTGCCTATCAGGCCTGGCTGATCGAGGTCGCCAACTCGGGCGGAATTCCTACCGCCCCGATAAACGGGAAGCTTCTCGGAGTTATCGGAGCGGCAAACCTTGCACTGAAAGCGACCATTGGAGACTGGCCATCGACCAAGGCCCTGACGGAGTAACCCCATGGCAGATATCAAGATGCAAGGCGGCGACATGGTGATCGAGGACGGCGAAATTTCATTCGTCACGCATCAGCTGGCGATCGGCCAGCATATCGAGATGCGGCTAAGGACGTTCTTAGGAGAGACGGTGTACGATCAATCGGCCGGCGTTCCTTATATTCAGGTCATCTTCCTAAAGCAGACGCCGCTCGATTCGGTTCAATTCATACTTGAGCAAAACGTGCTGAGCACGCCAGGGGTCACGGGGATCGAGGAGTTCGATCTAACGCTCGACTCGCTCACGCGCGGCCTGTCGGTCGTCGGTTCTGTTACGACGATCGATGGTGACGTAGACTTCGACGTTTCGCTCACACAAACACAAGGGTAGATCATGGCATTCGGACTAACCGCAAACGGCCTAGCGACACAAACTCAGTCAGAGATCTTTGACGAACTAGCCGCGCGCGTTCAGGCGCAATTCGGCACGAACACGAACGTCGACATTAGCTCGACCATGGGCCAATGGCTCAACATCACGGCCGAGGTTCAAGCGCTCGACCAGTCCGAATTGCTCGCGGTGTGGCGGCGCTTCGATCCGAACAGCGCCGAGGGCGTAGCACTAAACGCGCTCGCGGCTCTAACGGGCTCGGTGCGCCGCGGTGCCACGTCATCAGTGGTCGATGGGCTGGCCGAGTTCTCGGGCGCGGGCACGCTCCCTAACGGATCGCTAATCCGCAACGAAGACAACTCGACAACATGGGAATTGATAAACGGCCCGCTCGTCTTCGCAGGGCCGGGCACACTGGCTGCTACCTATCGGGCTGTAGACACGGGCCCGATCCTGGCGAACGCGGTACCGCCAACTACATGGTCAGTGGTGACGGTCGTTCCCGGCTTCGTCGGGTTCACCAATCCCACGGATGACGCGACGCTCGGCCAGAACGAAGAGAACGACGAGGACTTCAGGCGACGCAGGCAGCGCGAACTGTACTCACAGAACATCGGCCCGCTTCTCTCGATTCAGGGCGTCGTCTCTAAGGTCAACACGAGCAACGGGCGCGTGACTGATGTGCGCGTCTACCATAACCCTGCAGCGAATCCGGCCGACGCCGACGGGATACCGTTCAAGGCGTTCAATGTGGTCGTCGAGACTGACCCGCCGCTGCCGCTTCCGCAGATCCCCGGAGCCACCGACCCGCTCGCCCAAGATATCGCCGACGCGATATTCTCAGCGACTGGCGCAGGCGGCGAAAGCTACGGCACCAGTTACGGCGACACCACTACCATCCCGCTTAATCTGATCACCGTAACCGATGCAGAGAACCAAGCGCAGGGCCCGATCGAGTTCGACGTGGTAGAGGACATCGACATCTTTATCGACATCGACATCGAGGTTTTCAGCAACAACGACGACGGCCCGGTCGTGCCAAGTGACCCGCAACAAATGGCCGACCTAATCAGGAGCACGGTCGCAACATCGCTAACGGGCGCCTTCGTGCAACTCGGGCGAGATGCCCGCGCGCTCGATACGTCTGGAGTGATTCAGAGCCTGATCCTCGATGGCGAGTTATCAGGCATCAAGTCGGCGATCGTCGGTGTCAACAATTCAGGCGCACCCGCGGCGCTCGCCATCACAAGCGTGGCACTGGCAGCGGGCACGGGCGCAGACTTCACGACGGCCGCCCCTCATGGTCTCGCCGTTGGATCGATTGTCGTTCAAACGGGCTTCACCGATCCAACATATAACGGGGTGTTTACTGTCACGGCGATCCCTGGCGCGTCGACCTACGAGATCGCGGCGATCACATTTAGCGCCACGAGCACAGGCGCCGCCGATGTGCTGATCGCAGGCGCGACGGCAACGATCACAATCCGGCAAAAGCCTGATTATGATACGGGCAACATCCGCGTGTTTATCGACGGGGGCGCCTACTAATGGCCGGCTGGGGCTCGGGTGCGTTCTGGGGCGCGTGTAGTCCTTGGGGCCTCGGTGAATGCGAGAGCGAGATCTGCGACTTCGTACAGTCGCGGATCCTTTCGCAGATGGACTCGACGACGGGCAATCGAGACTTTCGAGATTTTATGTGCATCGTCGCCGAGCCCTTCGGAAAGTTCGTCGATGTTGCGAAGGACGTTTCAGGCGCGTTCGATCTAGACACTGCGGTCGGGGTTCAGCTCGACATGATCGGCAGCGTGATCGACCTGCAGCGCTCGGGCTTCTCAGACACCCGCTATCGTTCTTTGCTCAAGATGCAAGCGAGCATCCTACAAGGGCAGACGGATGGCGACTGGACCGGCAGCGTCAATCAGATCCTTGCGATGGCGCGGACATTCATCGGCGGCACGGTAGGCGTCGACCCGCCGATCGTCTACACGCTGGTTCCACCCTACGCGTTCACGCTCAGCATCCCCACGACATTGACCGGCCCAGAATTCTCGGTTCTGTTTCAGATGTTTTGCCGGGCGCTCTATGCGGGCGTGCTGGGGTTCATCGAGATAGTGACGCCCGGCGCAAATCTATGGGCATCACATCACGGCCCGGTCACCGACTCGGCGATCTGGTGCTCACATCATGGGCCGACCGCTACACCGTGCGGGCAATGGTCGGCGGTAGTGGCAACAACTGGCTGCTAGGAGATAAAGAAAATGGCAACGCGTCCAATAGGCAACCCCCCAATCTGGTCATCAATCGCCAACTACCCGCCAGGCGTAGATCCATGGTCAGGCAACGCTCGGAGCGTCCCGATCCCGACAGGGGAGGCGGGGGGCTTCACACCGGAGACCGGCATCGTCGCAGAGTACGCGAACGCAGAACTTAACGTTCTGTCGACGTGGGTCGAGTGGCTCAGCTTCGGATCGAATGCCGCGGGCCTCGATG